TTGTTCATCTAATCTTACTAAAAATTTTTCTTTAGGTGCATATGCTAAAGGTACTTTAATAGATTGAATAACACTACCACTACTATTCTTTTTTTTGATTTGTATGTTATTAAAGATTTGACCAAACGCAACGGTCATCTTTCTCATACCTTCGTTATAAAAATAATTACCAAACATTAAATAATACCTCCATCAACATCACCAAAAGGATTTCTTTCTGTGAAGTCTAAAATATCATCAGCAGTAGAAGCTGTATCAAAACCTGCCTCTGTATCTAAATCAATATTATCAGCATACGGTGATTGTGTTTGTAAAGCATATGTTTCTAATAACATATAGTTTACATCACCACTTGCACTATCATTTTCTAATACGATTGAACCTGTTTCAGCTTCAAGTGTAACTTGATGAGCTAATTGATCTAAACTGTATTGATCTTCAGCAGTATCAATATCTGTAACACCTGTATTAAGTTGTTCAGATGAATACTCCCAACGAGTACATCTTAATTTGTAAACCGGTAATTGACCTAATTGAAAGAAAGGTTCCTGATCTTCAACAAATTGTATTTCAAAAAAACTATTCATTAAAGGCATATAAAGTATATCGCCTTCATTTGGTCGGCCTTCTTTAATTAATGCTGTTTTACTATCAACGGCCTCATTAAATCTTCTTTTAGATACCATAAATGTAGTATCTTCTCTAATTTCTAAACCAAACTTATTAATGATCTCTTGTTCACCAGCAAAGCCTTCAGTAGTTTCCATATACATTTCAACTACGTGTGCTGTTCTAAATCTGGATAGAGTATCTTCGCCTAAAATAATGTCTTGGTTGACAAGTGAACGAGGTAAATAGTAAATATCTTGGCCATAAATTTTTAAGCCTTCAATAATTAAATCTTCGTAAAGTGTTTGTTCTTCGGAACTCCCTATGCCTTTACCTTGTTGAAAATAGTGGTTAACAGCCATAGCATTATCCTATCATCATAGCTGGATTTAATTCATATGAACTTCTAATTTCTTGTTCTAGTTTTTCAATTTCTTGTAATGCTTCTGAAAATATTTGTTGACCATTTAAAGAAACACCACCAATCATAGTTACACCATTAAATTTGCTAAGATTTGCTCCCCATTGTTTTTTAAATAAGGCAGTTACATATCTTTTTAAATAAATGTCATTATAAACATCTGTATAAACTGTAGGGTCTAATTTACGATATGCTTCAATTACAAGATATTCACCAACTTGTAAATCATTTGACCAATCCATATCAATATATAATCTGTTGTCGTGTTGATTAAATCTTAATGGTTTTTCACCTACTAATACGTGGTCTAAAAAATCTAAATGTCTTAATACAACATCATAGTTAATTATAGATGTTGAAGAAAAATCATAAAGGTCATTTAATCTTAATTGGTATCTTACATCAAATAAATTTAAATTACCTTTATTAGAAAACGGAAATAAGTTAATTACAGATACAACTGATTCAGGAACAATAATAAAATTTTGTCCTTCTTTATAAGTTGTTGATACAGAATTTTTAGTTGCTGTTTCATTTGATCCATCAACAGTTATTCTATCATAATCTGTTTGTGTGTATTGATATTTTAAATATGTTCTTCTAATACCATCATAATGATATTGTGCGTAATATTGATATGCTTCGTCTAGTCTATCTTCTAGTTGGTCATCATCAACATTTATATCAATTACAGGTTTCCCTAACGCTCTCAAAGCGTATTGTTTTAATGTTTCTCTTGTAGTTGGTGTTGCCATATTACTATTTATAACCTATCCTAATGCCACTGCTTGAGCAATAGCGAATGCCGGTGTTGTTTTACTATCTAATTGTGATTGTATTGCACTAGTTACCCCAACAGAATGATTTAATTGTGTCGCTGTCGCTGTGACTGCCACATCTTCATTAATCTTTGGACTAGTTAAAGTTTTATTAGTCAATGTTTGTGTTGATGTTAATAACACAATATCAGATGTATTAGATAAGTCTGTTGACGCAATTGTTATGGCTGCTGAACCATCAAAATTTTGACCTGCGATTGCTCTCGCTGTTGCAAGTGTTGTCGCTGTATCAGCGTTACCTGTTAAATTACCTTCAAATGCTGACGCAACTAAAGTACCAGATGTGATTGACAAATCACCTGTTGTTGATCCTGTAAATGTTCCTGTACCAACGATAAACTTGTCAGCACTTTCATCAAAACCTATAAAGGCATTATTTGAACTGCCTCTTTCAATAATGATACCAGCATCACCTGATGGTGTTCCTGATGTACCATTTCCTAACTCTATTAACTTATCTGTGATAGTAGAGTTGGTTGTTTCTAAAGTTGTTGTTGATCCCGAAACAGTCATATTACCAGAGACAGTTAAGTTTCCTGTTACAGATAATCCTTCACCCATTTCAATAATAGTTGAATCAGCTGATGTAATAGAGTTACCTGTTATGTTAATACCACCAGCAGTTAAGTTTGAAATACCTCCGATAGTTGTATTACTCGCACCTAAACTAATTGATGTAGTACCTATCGTAATAGCAGAGTTAGATAATTTTGAATTAGCGATTGAACCAGCAAGTTGCGCATTTGTAATCGTACCTGTCAAACTAGACGTAGGATAACTAGTTGCGTCAGATAAATCAAATGCTGGTGTCGTATCACTAGCACCTAATGCTAATGAAACCCCACCAAAGTTTATGGTAGAGTTTGCTAATTTTGAGTTTGCGATTGAACCAGCTAATTGTGCGTTTGTAATTGTTCCAGTTAGTGAACTAGTGGGATAATTAGTTGCATCTGATAAATCAAATGCTGGTGTTGTATCACTAGCACCTAGAGCTACAGTTATACCACCAAAATTTACACTTGAATTAGTTAATGATGAATTACCTATATTTGAAAGTGTGTTAGATGACCCACTAATTGTTTTGTTTGTTAAAGTATCAGTTGATGTTTCAGTCACTACTGCGCCATCGGTAGCAATAGATACTTTATTATCTGTGACTGTAGTAGTAATACCACTACCACCTTCAAAAGTTAAAACCTCACCTAAAGATACTGCGTCAGTTGTTGACGAGTCATCTTTTATAGTTATTACTGAGTTTGATAATTTTGCGTTAGCAATACTTCCCGCTAATTGTGCGTTTGTAATTGTACCTGTAAGTGAACTTGTAGGATAATTAGTAGCATCTGATAAATCAAATGCTGGAGTTGTATCACTGCCACCTAAAGATAAAGTGACACCACCAAAATTAACGCTTGAATTTGTTAGTGATGAATTACCTATATTAGATAGTGTATTAGAACTACCAGAAATAGTTTTGTTTGTTAATGTTTGTGTTGTGCCTGTAAATAATGTATCTATTTGAGATAAGTTTATACGACCCTCAGTACCACCATCTGATACTAATAATTTATCCGTTGCCGCTAATGTATTACCTGTTAAATCTGTTGCGCCATCAATATTTACTATCGCTTCAACAGCACCAAACTCTAGCGCAGTTGCGCCTGAATTTACTTTTAATACCTGACCAGCAGAACCAATAGATAACGCAGCACCAATACCACCGTGTGATAAAGGTACAAACTCGCCAGTTTGAAACTCTGCCAAACCTGTGGCTACGTTACTATCGTTAAATACTGTTCTTATCGGTGTTTTTGCTGACATAAATCTCTCTTTATCTATTTATTAGAATTGAAATATGGTAATATTACTATCTGATAAAGTGCTCCCGTTAGCTAATGTAAATGTTTTTGCGCCTGTATAAACAAATTTTTCATCTACTGTTGCGTTAAAGTTAAAGTTTGTATTCGCTGTTGATAGACCCCCAGCCTTTGAAAAAAAGGGTACGACAGTCGCTGCTTGTTCTGTACCACCTGATCCTGTCACTGCGACTGCGATTTTATTAGTACCTGCTTTAGAACCTACTGGTAAAGTAACACCTGTCGCTGATACAGATACCGTACCTGTGCCATCTGAATCAATTGTTGCGCCACCTAGATTAATAGTTTCTCCTGCTAGAAATAACTCTCCAAATCTTTTTGATGAACTACCTAAATTTCTAGTACCATTTCCGTCAGGTAATATATCTTGCGCTACAGCAGATAAGTCTAAATCAGATTGACCTGCTAACTCAACAATACTACCACTATTATTTACGAAAACTTTTTGTTGTACTGGATTTATACCGACTTCACCATCTTCTAAATCACTTGTAGTTGGTGCACCTGAGGTTGCTGTAAATTTTTTAAGTTTTATCTTTAATGGCATTAATTACCGTCCACTTGGTCTGTAAATTCTAATTTTTGTGTTGTACTATTATATGCCAAAAATTTACCATTACCAAGTGAGCTTGTATCAACGTCATCTAAATTCAAAAGTCGTACTTCACCACCACCACCAATTGAAGCCATTTGCATAGTAACTAATTTTCTAAATTGAGTAAACTCTCTTTGTAGTTTCTCTAAATCGCTTAATTGTGGTTGTTCGTCTAATTGTTCAGGTTTCTTAATGAGACCTGACATTGCCTGCGCTATTGAATTGACATCTGTTTGTTCAACTTTTGGCTCAGGTCTTGTTTTTTTATTGAAATAATTTACAGGTTTAATCTCTACTTGTTCAACTTGTTGTACTACTGGCGATCCTGTAAATATTTCTTTTGAAACAGTAACTGGTTTGTCGTCTTCTTCTATTTCAGGTTGCTCTTTAGGTTTATCCTGTATAGGAGTTTCTACATCATAAGCAACTTCAGCTGGATCAAATGCATCTTTTTGTTTCTCAATATTTTCTTGTAAAGCTGTTTCAAATTTATCTAATCTATCAAAAAAACCTTTTAATGCATTAAGTTTAGTAGAATCACGTTTTGCTATAACAACGTGTTCTCTCTTTGCTTCTGTAATTGTACCAAAAAAACTTGAAAGATCATTTTGATTTACATTAACTCTAGGTGTAAATCTTATTTTTTGTTCTTCAACTTTCTTTTTTTCTTTGGCTACAGAACTAAAAAATTCTGATAACTCATTCATTACGGTTTAGTTGCTCTTGGATTAACTGTTACTATTCCGCTGTGTACAACTTCGATAGTAGAATCTGAAAGTGTAATCATTACATCATAAACATATCTACCAGAACTAATTGCTTTTGTTTGAACGTCTGTTAGTGATAACTTATAGATACCTGAAGTCGCTGTGACTATCGCTGTTGTAAACTCAGCCGTTAATGTAGAGGAACTATAAGACGGTCTCATATGTGCTCTAAACGTAAGACCACTAATATCATAAGCCGTAGTACCATCTGTGGTTACAGTTAAATTTTTACTAAAATCTGCGCCTTGGTCTATAGCTAAATTAATTGATGTATTTTGTGTGACTGCCATTTAATCTCCCTTAACGTATATTTATAAGTTTAATTTAACTAAAAATTAGATGAATTTATAGTGAAAGAAGATAATATATCTTTTTCTACAGCTCTCAAATTGACGTGAATAAATCTAAATGGTTCAATTCCGTGGTCAACCATATAAGCGTGTGACATATACGCAGGAAACAACATTAAAGTACCAGGTGAAACACTATAATTGACTAAATCATTTGCATTAGAAATTTTTGTGCCATCTTTTTCTTTTAATTTAAGAGGTACATGAGCTGTTCGTGGGTCCTGAAAAAAAGGCTTTGATGTACGTTCACTACATTTCAAAAAATAAAAACCTGATATATGATTATTACCATGTGTGTGAAACCAATGATGCCCTGCACCATTATGTGAAAATTCTTGTACCCAACTCTCTGTATAAATTAGACTATAATTTTCCATGTCATAACCCATATCATCTAAAACCCAACGTGATTTTTTAGCAACATATTCATGGAAAAATTTAAAGTTTGGATCTGGTTCTAATGGAAGACTATGATAAGTCATACCTATATCATTCTTGTAACCTAATGTCTTTCTTTTTTTGTTATTTTCTGCTTGATCGTCTCTCGCTTGTTCAATATAAGGATCAGATAAATTATCTAAATTATGTAACCATTCTACTTTATTTTCACTATAAATCGGTGACGCAAAATATTCTTGTTTATTCATTGATTCTCTTTGTAACTGTATCTATATCTTCTAATATCTTCCAAGTGCTTTGACCATTTTCTGCGTGTATCATTGTTCCTATATCATCTTCACTAGGGTATATTGAAAGTATTTTATCTAAATTAATTATTAGGGGTTTACCTAAATAAGGTTGTATAGGGCTACCCTCAATTACACTTCCATTTGTAAATGTCTTAAACTTACCTTTTGATTTTTTTACATCTAAAGGCTTTAAGTTATCAAAATTAACTTTAAACTTTTTTTCTTCTTTTTTATCTTTACTCATTATTTTATCTCCAGCTTATATTCTTCTTTACCAAATTCACCTCTCACAAATAAGTTAAAAGCAATTGAATAACGATTTTCATTACTTTTATTTTGTTCAACACTATGCTCTAAATGTGACGGAAAAATAACTATTGTTCCTTCATTTAAATCTATAACATATTTCTCAGTCGTAATATAATTGTTTTCGTTATATTCAATTCGTATTGAGTTATGAAATATATTAGTATATATACTTCCTTTATGGAATGCTATATCGCCAGATTTTTTTGGTAATATAGGATAGTAAACTCCACTTAATAATGAACTTCCATGATAGTGTATTTGTGAAAATTCATTTGGTCCATGGATATTAACCCAAGAATTTTGTAAATAAAATTTTGCGTTATCTTTAATATTTAAATATTTTCTTACAAAATTTTCACAGTGAGTTTCAATTTCACTTTTTAATTCAGGCATACTATTTAAAATATAACGGTCGCATGATATGTCACTATTATTAATATGTGTTCTTTCATAGTCTAAACTTTTTATTAAGACTTTCCACTTTTCTCTAACAGGTATCTCTCCCTCATAAACTGGTATAGGCCAAAGATTATGTGCTTTAAATTGAGCCATTATTCATACCACACATTAAAAGAAATTGATATACGTTTTTCTGTTTTATTTTGATTAGGATTAACCATATGTTGTAACCATGATGGAAATAAGATAAGCACATTTGACTTTGCTTCTATAAGCCAATTATTTGCAGTGTGAATAGTAAAATCTTTAAAGTTTTTAGGACTCCAATATGCTTCAGCAATTTCATTTGTTATAAAT